CTTTTCCATCAAAGATTTAATATCCATAAGTGTTTTAACACCATCTTTCTCATCCAAGTATTTGTCTCCGTATATTGCAGCAAAATCCTTAAAGGTAAATCCAACTGATTCTTCTTTCGCAGCAGTTTCAGAAACCCACTTGATTGTTGATAATGGGACTTGTTTTTCTTTTAATTGTGATTCCCAATGTCCCAATACTTCTTGAGCAATCTCTCCCAAGTTAACACCTTTAAGTTCTCTTTCTTTTTTAAAAGGGTTACATGATGCCTGTAATAAACCAAGTGGCCAAGCAATAACAAGGAAGTCAGCATCAGGGTTGTTTCTAAATGGGGTATATCTATCATATGAACCAGGTCTCATCATACTTCCACCACCATACTGAACGATGATATTATCTTTAACCTGAACATTCTTATGTCCTTTCATTGTCTGAACGTAATCTTCTTTGTTTTTCTCTAATGAAGATATATCAGCATATCTGTTTGTCTTCATTAATTCCTTAATCTTATTGAAGATTGAAAGAAGTGAAGGTTTACAATCTAATACTAATGTCTCTAAAAATCCTGGTTTACTTTTGAAAGCCAACAATAATTTGTTGGTAACCAAACCTAATAACATTCTATTTTCTTTAGCACTCTTTTCTTTTGATGTACCATAAACATAATTCATCACCATTTCAGGTGTAATGTTTTTGGAAGCGTAATCAGCACTATCAACCATAGATATTGTCGCAACATCTTCTGGTGTGAAAATTTCAGAAGCCGGGACAATCTGTGAAAGAGTTTCAACATTTGAACGAGCCCCTCTGAACTGAGTTGACTTAGTTTCGTCAGCTCCGGCTTGTCTGTCGTGGTGGTCGGTATGAACCACGAACATTGGTTTTCCGTGAGCAAAGTCAACAAGAACTGGCATAATTTCACCTTCAGCATCCGCCTTCTTAACCGCAAATTCTTTATCTCCGTATTGGATTACTTCAACATCAACAACTTTAATTCCATTGTCTTCCAAATACTTTTTCATTGCTAATGCAGTTGCAACACCATCTAAATCTTGGTGAAAGTATATCTTCGCTTTGCTGTATCTATTAGAAAGTTCTTTTATGTTTCTAATACCACCTTCAGAAATTATCTTTTTCATTAATAATAAATATTATAACAAAAAAAAAGTTCATCATTACGATGAACCTTTTAAAGTAAAAAAGTAATATACCTCTATTTTAAAGTTAACAAGTATTTCAACTGGTTAATTTCCGCTAACATTTCGTCTCTAATGTTTAATAAATCTGAGTCCATCTTTGGGTCGTAGCTTTCAGACAATCCCACCAAGTATTCACATACTAAATTAATAAACTCAGTTAACTCAAGTTCTTCAATATCTCTACCCGCTAATGTATAACCGCCTGTAAAACTAGGTCTTCCGTGTTTACCCATACAAACTTCAACAAACTTATCAATCAAATCATCAAGTGAATCATAAATACGCCCATAAGCCTCATGTCTTGAGAATGATTTTGTTTGCCAGTGTAGTATTCTAAACTGAGTTTGTGTTTCTAGTAAAAATTTAACAACTTCCGAATTTTTCATAATAACATTTAATTATAAATATACAAATAAATAAAAAAACGGAGTTTATTGGACTCCGTTTTCAAATTGTAACTTCTGTTGGTTCTTTTGGTCAACAAAACTTTGTATTCGTTGTTTAGCAATTTCACAATAGTTTTCACTCAATTCAATACCAACCCATCTTCTGTCATGAACAACTGCTGCCACACAACTGGTTCCTGAACCATTGAAAGGGTCTAAAACAATATCATTTCTATATGATAATATCTTAATTGCCTTTTCGGGAATATCCATCGAGAACGTTGCCTTTGTTAATGAACGAGTGTCAGCAAAGTATTTCCATTGTCCAAACACCAATTCCATGAACTCTTTCTTATCTTGTTCAGAATAAGCAACTTTGTTCTTTCCCTCTTCAGTTAGATAAGGTTCACCTTTCCATTGTGGTTCACCTTTAATTTTCTTAATATGAACTTTCTTATAAGCAAGAATAACACACTCTTTTGGGTTATAAATGTAAGGTGCCGATGGACTCATCCAAGAACCCCAAGCAGTTGTCTTACTTCTATGTGGCGAGTCTTCTTCAAGGTCAACAATACCGTAGAACTTAAACCCAACTTTTTTCATCACCTGATATATCTCAGAGGCAAAGAATACTCTACCACCACGAGCTTGTACATTTACCTCATATGGTATGTTAATAGCCATTCTTCCATCGTCTTTAAGTAAACGATAAGCCTCCGTTAACCATTTTTCAGACCAATCCCAATATTCATCCATAACAATCTCATCATTATGTGTGTCGTATTGGATACCCACATTATATGGTGGTGACGTTACAACTAAATCAACCCAACCTTCAGGCATCTCTTTCATTACATCAATGGTGTCACCATTGATTACCTTATTAATATAATTCTCAATCATTCTGTAATTTTTCTATCTTTTTTTCAATATACCATATAGCTTTCTTCAGGTCCTGAACCACATTGTCTTTCTTACCAGCACGTGATAGGTATTTGACCGCATTACCCAAATAAAAATCTTTATCTAAACCCCAAGCATCAATGACTTTGATAGCTTCATATGGATTATCTTCACCACCATAGTGTGATGGGTGATTAACCATTTCTTTTTGTTCTGACATAATATTCTTTTCCATATTTACTTTCTTCAAGTATACCCTCACTTACAAGTTTTTCAATTCGTTTTCTTGTTTCGTCGATTCCAACTCGTAGGATATAATCACAAATGTAATTGATATGAACTGGTTTTTCAAGTTTTCTTAACAGAACTTCATACGGGTCTATATTGTTTCTCATACTCTTTAAATTTTTTGGCAACGTCGTTATTTGTGAAAATGATTGAATCGGCTTTGAGATAATGATTAATAATAGTTAAATCTTTTTCTAAACTTTTGATTTGTTCTTCTCCTATTATTTTTTTGTTGAATCCCATATAACAAATATATTAATCTTTTTTTAGATTTACAATTGTTTTTTTCTGAACTATGTAACTTAATACCTTTCTTTTAAAGATTGGTAGGAGTGTATTTTCAAATGGTAGGTCGTTGGAAGACATTAATTCAAAGATGGGTAAACTTATATCTTGTGTTAATTCATTTAATATTGTTCTAATTACCTTTTTACTTTCCCCATCAAATATCAACTGAACCGCAAATTTACTGTCGTGTTTAACCGTATCAATACCACCAGTTGTATACTTCCAAATCCTTTTGTTGTTCCCGTTAAGTGTGAAGAAGTAACCTCTTTCTAAATCCTGTTTCTTATTTTCGTTGGTGTGTTTGATTGAAACCGAGTCGTATGTTAATGTCCAAAGAGCTTTGATGACATTGAAATATTCAAAAAACTTTGGTCCGGCATATTTTAATACCTTATTTAATTCTTCCAACTCATCATCATTTAATTTTGGGATGGGTGTGAATTTAAGTTCATTGATTAGTATTTCATCATCAATAACTTCAAACTTCTTATTAACAACGATGTATTTGAATTCCGAAGACATCACTTGTAGATTAGCCAAGTGTAATGACATTTCACTAAATAATGGATATAACTCAAACTTCTCAATCTTATCGTCACAGAACTTTAAAAAGTCCATCAACATATAATATTTGTGTTCGTAGTCAATTGGTTCTGTTAATAACCAGTCGGTTGTTAATCTGAAATGATTATTTTTTTTCGTTCTTCTTTTTCTTGATTTGGTTTCCATTTTACCCTTCTATTTGTAAAATGTAATATGTTTCATCATTAAATTCAATAGTATCGTAATCACCATCGTAAGAGTTCAGTGTGTGACCAATACCGTCAGTTTGAATTAACCCTTCTTTAAATCCTTTTATATCTATAAAGTTTTCAATATTCAAACCATATTCTTCAATTACGTTCGCAGGGTCATCAACCAAATCATTAATTAAATCTTCAACCTTTTCCTCAATTAAATTTTCAGGGACAGTTTTATCACTATCTCTTAACTCATCAAGTTCTTCATTTAATTCATCTTTTTTTTCTTGGTCTATTTCAGAATCTTCTAAAAACAATTCAATTTCATCAATCCTTTCTTGAACTGCCGGGTCGGAATATTCAAAATCTTCCTCGTCAAAAAAGTCTTCAAGGTTTTCTCTAACATTATTTTCTTCATCGTCTCTAAAAGTTTCCTTAAGTTCTTCAATATCAATATAATCTTCAACAAAACTAGAATTAAAACCTTTTATTCCGATATCATCAATCAATTCATCAATTCTTTCATATGCCGACATGTGGGTTCTATAATTATCACCAACCGCCCATCTTTCTTTTGATTCTTCTAATTCGTCAGTTAACAAATAAAAAGTTCTCATACTATAATATTTGTAATCATAAACCAAATTATATAAGTCAATTCTTTTTTCAAGTTCTTCAATTTCTTCTTCAACCGCTTCTAAATCCATCAGATTTTCATTATCTTCTGTTTCTTTCTCAATTTCCTCCATTCTTTCTTTTGCAGTATAAAGTTCCTGTAACCTTGCATCATGATTAGGTTCTTTAGCCTCATAAAGACCAAAAGATGAAGTCAGATACTCAAATAAAACATTTGCCAAAATCGCAATCTCACTAGTCGCAGTTTCTAAATTCCATTCGTCCTCTTGTCGTAAATCGTTTTGTTTGGCTAATTCAATCTGTCTTTGTTTTTTGATTTGAATTTTTTCATACGGTGTTCCATATGTTGAAATATTATTGTATATAAGACCCTCAAGAGAGTTAATTTGAGTGTATGATAAATCTAAACCACCATTAACTGTGATATTTGTAATGTTATTAGCATCCGTATTTCTCAAACTTAAGTCACCATCAATAACAATTCGTTTACCTCTGAATTGTTTCATATTTTGAACCAATTTACCGTTATAGTTAGTAAACTTTAATAAGTCAATATATTGCTCAGGTGTTATAACAACACTCTCTTGTCCTTCTTCCTCAACCAACATCTGAACAACCTTTTGTATTTGTGATATATCTATATTAACTCTCATGATAAAAATTATATTAATAAATATTAAAATAACTATATTATTTACTATTAAATCACATGTGGTAAATATTTATAATAAAATACCAACAATATGGGATGTGGATGTAAAAAACAAAGTGCGTCACCTGAACAGGTGAAAAAGTTAAGAACTGAGAGTATCAGAACAGCAATTCAAAGTACTATTGATAAGTACTACAACAAAAACAAGAAAAAGTAATAAACCTCTAATAAATTAAAAACAATGAAGAACAACAACGGTGGTGGTTGCGGATGTGGAAAATAATCTTTCCCGCAACATAAGAAAACTAAAAGGGGAATTTTTCCCCTTTTTTTATATTTATCATTATGGAATTTAAAATTTTCAAAAACTTAAACGAAGAAGAGGAAAAACCCGTACTAACAGCTTTCCAAAATAAGTTAGTAAAACTTATTACTCTATTCCAAAACGGAGATGTTACTGAAGAGGATATTGAAAACACCATAGGTGGTTTTGATAAATTTTTTGAGTTAATAATTAAAAATAATTTAACACATTACATTGACCCTTTTAATAATGACTGGTCGGATTATCAAAATAAAATAATTTATCAGTTAATACAAAAAGACCCAAATTACATCTATAAGATGATGGAAATGGAATTTTCAGATATAACTGAAATTGATGGGAAATATTATGTTGATTTAGAAGATTCTGGTGAACTGGCACAATTCTTTAGTAGTGGTAGAAACGATATTAGTGAAGATAGAATTGCCGAAATATTAAATGGGGATTATGATGGTTATTTATATGATGACGTAACAGGTGATGAGTTCAAAGATATTTATGAAGAACTAGAACCAAAATACCAAGAAGAAATTAGAGGTTATATCAAAGAAGATTTACTTAAAATTGGTAATTTATCTATCGAACATCTAACTCCTGAATTAATAGAAGATTTAGCAATAGAACAAGGTGATGAGTCGAATTTAAAATTAAATGAAGAGATAATCACTAAACTTTTACAAGATAATGATTGTGTTGAATACTTTATAATGAACTTAGGATTAGATATAAGAAGTGAATTATATTCATTATACTCAAATTGTTATGGGTCGGTTTATGCTAACGAATTGTATGACTCACTTATAGGACAATTAGTCGGTGAGGTTATTGATAGTAAAAAATCAGAAGAGTATAAATACAAAAAACACGACTACAATAAAAGTACATCAACAGAAAGATGGGGTGTAAGATATGAAGTTACAAAAACTGCTCATAATAATATTAAACTTTGGTTTGAAAGTAACGTAAATAACCCATATGAAAATTTAAATTATTACGGAGGTTACATCAACCTACTTAAAAGTTTATTTGAAAATGGTGATTTAAATTGGTTGAGTTCTGGAAGAGTTCCTGACTACCCCGATTTAGGTGACGTTAAAAAATGTCTTAATATTGAATTTAATAGTTATTTCTAATAACACAAAAAATTATTTACACTTTAACCTTTAAAATTTTAGTTCTAAAATTGGACATGGAAAAAGAGAGTTGTATTTTAAATCAAGAATTTGTTAATAAGTTTGCAGATTTCTTATGTCAAGAAATAAGTGATAATAACACTTATAAAACAAAACTATCAGTTGTTGATTGTAATAGTTTATTTATTATCAAAGGTTATACAAAGAATCCAAAAATATATGGATGTTACAATCTGACAGATAAGTTCATAGAACAAGAACAAAATAACTATTCTGATTTAACAGCTCTTAATCTTAAAACATTGGACATCATAGATTATGATACCAAAGACACAAACTTTGAGGATACAAAATTCGTATTTGAATATCCTGAAACTTTCACAACAAACAATCTATCATCAATAACCATACAATCAACATTCCCTCACGGTTATTCTAAAAACTATTTAGGTAATCTTTATTCTTACCTTTATAAAATCTCGGAGAAATCACAACCGTACTTTAAGTTCAGAAACATTAAATTGGAATTTGAAAGTAATGAAGGTAACCTGAAATTCACAAAGGTAAAATCAGATAGTTACTATAGTTCAGAACTTCTCCTATCGATATTAAACGACAACTTTGAAGGTAAGGTATCAGATGACTACCAACTACCGTCCAAATTGTTCCTGAACGTTATTTAAACACGTTTAGAATAACCAACGATTTGGTAGAAGTCTCTATCACCATCAATATACCCCTTAACCATCACCAATAGGTTTCTAAACATGAACGCATCTGGTGTTTGTTTTTCACACTTGGAGAACAACTCAACAAAAGAAATTAAAACTTCAACAGAATAATAACCACATCCTTGTAACTCAAGATACTTTGATGTGAGTTTATTAACATACTGTAACTTGTAGGTATCCCTTGATGTCTCACAATTAAATGGTTCGGTCTCATCATAGATTTTTATCAGGTCATCAATAAAACCCTTAATAACATTCGGAGCACATTGTTTCTTAGCAATCAAATCAACAATCCAATGTGTATGTGATGGTGTCCGTAATCTCTTACCTTCCTCCTTATGTTTTACTATGAAATCCAAATCAGGACGAGCCCCTCTTCCACCTTGATAGATAGCAATCTTTGATGTTGGGTCAACTTGCCAAAATGTCAAAGGGGTATGAACTACCCCTTTCTTTTTAAATGTTAGTTCCTTCATGGAACAAAACTACAAAATATTTTTTATAATTCCAACAGCTTCGTTTATATCTTGGAAATCTCTGTCGGGAGCGAATAACTTAGCATCTTCTGTTACAGTATCCACAATCATAAATGCCGGAACAAAATCATTACCAGTGACTTCAACAAAAAGGTTATACTCCTCTTCGTATTTTTCAATGTCTCGTTCCTTAAACTTAATCTTATTTTCTTTAAGTTGTTTTTTAAACTCCGTACACCAATGACAACCTTTCATTGTATATGCAACCAATAAATTAGCCATTAGTTCTCAATGTGTTCAGTGATTAATGATGATACCATATCAGCAGGTTTTAAACCAACCATCGTGTGAGTATCAACACCTTCTTTATAGAATTTTAAAACTGGTACATTTCTAACACCCAAACTCTTTGAGAAATTAATATCACTCTCAACATCAAACTCATAGATTGACACATCAGTTGTGATTTTCTTTAATTCTTCTGTTAATTGTTTACAGGGACCACACCATGTGGCATACATCTTTAATATAAAATCTTCCCCGTTGTTAATTTTTTCCTGTATCTGACTACTTGTTAATTGTTCCATACTTTTAAATATTTTTACTTTCCTTTTTTTGTTTCAAAAGTTGAGTTAAGAAGAACTTAACCTCACTCAACTTGTCAGCGTTATAATATAATTTTACTTTATACTCAACCCCATCTGCTTTAGATAAATAAATAAAACTACCGTTGGGTAGTTTACATATTAAATCGGAGTAAACCTCACCATCACTATACATGATTGAGTTGATAAAAACTTTTTCTATGTTATCTCTTTTCAAAAAATCATTAGGTAAAAGATTGTGTCCATCAGATAACTGAAGAATTGATAAAAGTCCTTCTTTATCCAACAGTCTATCCTCAAATAGAAATATCTTTTTTTCGTTTACCATTCAAAGTCAATGTAAGGTAAATCATCTCCAATGTCAATTGAATTTGTTAAATGTCCCCAGTTAAGTTGTCCGTCTTTATCAAAAATAAAGTTGTATTCTTTTCTTCCACCACCAGTAACAAACTCAGCTATAGGATTACCCCACACTTCATTAGAGATACTTTTTAATCTATTATCCAATATAGAAATCGCATCATCCCAACTATCATCCAATAAACCATTAAATCTTCCAAGTGTCTGAACTCGTTTGAATATAACAGGTTGATTATTATTCGTACCGATTGAAGGTCTGTATTCAATTGACGCTCTCTCCCCATCTTCCTTACGAAGTGATATAATTAATGATGAAGGTCTATCTTGATAAGTTCTTACACAATTAGATTGGTGTACTGACTCATCAACATATTCTTCACTACTTTGTAGTACAAGAGGGTTAAATACCATTTTATCACTTGTTATGATTGGTTTTGATACTTGTTCAACAAATTCATTAGAGTATTGTCTTGAGTATTTCCCTGTGGTGTAAAAGTCAACTTTATCTGACCAAGTACTATGTTCAGCATTAAATTCTTTCAAAGTTTTAGACATCCATTTAATCGGCTCGTTTCTTGATAGAATATCAAAAAATCTTACGTGGTCGTAAAAAGTATGAGTAGATAAATTATGGTCGGTTTTAGATAATAAGTAAATCTGATAACAATTACTCATATCCCTTTTACCGAAATTTTCAAAATAATGTCTTACAGGTTGAAATGGTGATTCGTCAATTTTAGTGTTAAAAATAATACACAATTCTTCTTCAGGTCTTTGTAAAATAAAATCTCTCCCAAAGACATCCATCAACATTTTAATACTTTTGAAACAAGGATTTTGGACTTTATGTAATACTTTTTTAATTTTCTCTGAACTTACATCGTTTAATTTCATATAAGCATCAACCATCTTAAATCCGTATTTCTTATAGTCTTTTTTAATTGGTTTTGGATATACATTGTAATACCCTCTCCAATTATCAGGTTTCTTAACCCCTTGTTTGTCCAACAAGCATCCAAATAAAGACATCGGTAACTCAATGTAGTTTAAAACTTTTTCAGCTCCAATTTTAGATAAAAACACATTAATACCTTCGGTAATTTTTAAATTATATGTTTTGGTATCATCTAACCCATTCATAAATGAATGATAACCATCCGTAGTTAACGATATCGGAAATGAGTTTCTTCTAACAACACTACCTTTACCCTTACCTCTTTTCTTATGGTATTCAGTGTTTTTACCAACCGTAAAAATATTGGTTTTCTTATTAAATGTAATGTAGTTCAGTTTGGTACTTTTACGAAAAAATACTTCACCAGCCTTTCTGTGTTTTCCACAATAGAATACTTTTAAACAAACCTTATCTTCATTCTCCTCAACAACAAAAGTACTTCTAAAAACAGTTACATCACAAAGAGGATTACCATAATTTTTTTCAAACTCCTCTTTATCGTTATTAACTGATTTATCAAATGTATAAACATAATGCTTACCGTCAAAAGACTCTCTCGCATGATATTTATTTTTCAAACCAAATGGTTCTACAAGAATACTATCAGTAATCTCCCCCACCGAATTGTAGGGGAGATAGTGACCGACATAATATTTTTCGTTGATGAGTGTGAATAGGTTGTCCATTAGCAAAATGTTTCAGCTAGTTCCCAAAGTTTTGTGTTAATCATGTTATCCATATTCAAGGATTGGATACCCTTTACTGAACGAGTGTTACGTCCTTGTTGTTTGATGAACCCTCCACGGATTAACTTCTCTTGTACTACGTTGAAGGTTGTCCAAAGGTTATCATCACTATCACCATCACGAAGTGGGTCAATGATTGTCTCCAAAGTTAGAGTTGAAATATCCTCGGTGTTCTTCCAACGGATACCAACCGCCTTAGATACGAAGTCAATCTTTCTTTCAGTATCCATAGTAACTTCCATCATACGGGTTACTGACTTTTGGATTTTTGGAGTGTTTAATACGAACTGCTCAGTAATCAATTCAACATCACTCATACTCAAGTTCAAGTGTGTTTGTTTCATATCTCCGAAAGTTGATACAGGAACAGTCAAACCGTTACTACATACAAGTCGGAATAAACCTGCACCTACTTGAAGAGTTGAACTTCCGTTGTGTGAGTTGGTGATTACCGCCTCTAATAACGAGTCACCTACTTGTGGAAGTTCTGCGTTACGAAGACGAACTTGGTGTTTACCAAATGAGCTCTTACCCACTTGTTTTGCTCCACTTACTTGCCATCCGTTTTGGATGAACTTGTCAACTACATCAATGGTAGGAACCATGGTGTAACGGTCAGATAATTTTGAAAGTTTTTCAGTTTGGAATAATGCTGGTACTGTTGTTTTTAAATCTTGTAGGTTCATAGTGTTTATTTGTTTATGACTACAAATATACAACACTTTCTTAGTTAAGCCAAATAATTCCGTAATTTGTTTTGATAACAGGTGTTTTTATTTCTAATGGTTTAACAGTTTTGTTTGTCTCATCGTACATACCTACAACAATATCAATAAGTTGTTGCTGGGTAAGGATAAGTTCCAAACCATTATCAAGGTTTTCGTAAACTTTTTCTTTAACCCTTTCGTAGAAAGTATTTTTCTTAAGTTTCCCGATTAAGTCAATCAAATCGTTGGGGTTCTTTTCGAAGAACCCTATCAACTGATTTAAGTAAATTTCCGCATCTACATTTTTCATAGGCAGTAAGATTAGGAAACAAAGATATAACTAATTTATTAAACTACATAATAATAACCATCACCTTCCTCATGTAAAACATCTTTAAGTTCTTCAGGAAGTTTAACATTACTTCCACTTACATTTAAGAAACCTAACATAGGTAAATCTTTAATACACGTTGGGATAGTCGTTAACTGAGGGTTGTTTGGTAAAGCAAGTAATAGTAAACTTGTCAAATTACAAATACTATCAGGAACAGATTTAACCATACCACCTAATAAAAGTGTTTGTAACTTATCAAATCTTCCAATACTTTCAGGAACCTCAAGAGCAATTGTTTCTTTAATGTTTTTTGAAGTTTGGATAATTAATTGCTCCAAGTCATCTGGTAGGTTGTCAAATAATTCTTTAAATCCATATAATCCAACGAACTTACCTGCTGAAGATTCAGGATAAACAATATCAACTCTCTTACCATTCTCTTTTGCCAATCCTTTAGCAAATTCAGGTTTGAAGAATTCTTTAAGTTCCGCCAACTTACCTTGTAACATTTCAACAATATTCACATTTCTATCGTTTCTATCCATAAACTGATTAGACTGAAAGTGCCATTGGTATCTTTCAACAGGTAGACCTGATTTCTTACCCAAATCAGAACTTTGATTAGGTAGAATTACATATAATGGTCCTTGTTTGATATAAGTGTTAAAGTAACTTAAACCAGGTGAAGATGTACACCATCTTGTTTCACCCATATCAGGTTCGTGATAACCACCAAAGAAACAAGCCGCGTTTTTACCAAGTTCAGTTTGGTCTTCAATTTTAACAACAGTCCAGTTTGGTCCTTTAAATGCAATCGTTGAACCAGGGTATTGGTAAGTTGATTTAGCTTCTTCTTTTTCTTGTTTTGTTCCTTTTGTTTTTTCTAACTTAAAGTCCTTAACCGCATCAAATAATGTATCAACAGTCAATTTATTAATATCTCTTTTGTCAGCTTCTAATTGACCTTTGAATCTCTCAAACTTCTTTAAGTCGTCAGTAACCTTGTATAAATCCTCAAGGTATAAGTCACGATATCTTTTAACTAATTGTTTATATTCAGGTGAACCAACTTCAACATCCGCTCTTTCATCACTAAATGATGGTTTCAAGAAATTCTTTAATATCCAGTTAGTATACTTACCAACCTTAACAATTTCCATTTGTTCAGGTGTTAGACTATCAATATTTTGAAGTAAGCTTTGCGGAGCTCTTGTAGTAGGGTCAGCAAAGATAATAGTTCTCAATGTTTCAAAAGGGATTTTACCAGGTTCAGGTTTTCTACCACCTTTGTCAACTAATTTATCATATAGAAGATTAAATCTTGAATCTTCTAAGATAATGTTTTTTAAGATATTAGTAAATTTCATTTCTAAAGTTTTTATATAAATATATCAATAATTCATAATTAATAGTTCTTCCCCCATATTTTGTACCTTTCCTTTCTTTGCTGCCGCGGCTTTAGCAAATTCTTTCTTCTCCCATTTGTATTCCTCCTTTGGGAACCACTCATTCAACAACTGAAAATCGTAGTAAGATAAACTAAACTTACCTTTAATACCTTTCAAACAATCAGCCAATCTTTCGTGGTCTTCCCTATCAAAATCGTGGTTTGAGTAATAGTTCTCGGTTTTCCAGTACGGCGGGTCAACATAAAAGTATGTTGTTGGACTATCAAACTCTTTAATAACATCTTCAAAATCACCCAATCTAAACTCTGATATTCTATTGAAATGTTCCACCCATTCAGGTTTAGATAATTTATCTCTAAAGGTAAGATATTTTGACTTATACTTTCCCTTTAAATCAATAAAACTTGATGTCTCAGGTTTTGAACCACTGAAAACCTGTGTCAGAACATAAGCATACTTCGCAGCAACACCATAATCAGGATAGTTAATTGTTAAACCATGAGAGAAAATTTCCTTTTGAAACTCATTAAATTGTTCTTTATAAACTGGTGGTGTTACTTCCACACCTTGTTGTTGACATGGGATACTATTAATTGAGGATAACAGAGTCTCAGGGTCCTGAAGACACATAAACAAATTATAGTTCAAAGGATTAAAGTCGTTATAAACAACTCTTTTTAAATTAGGATATTGTTTTAAATCCATGTTGAAGAAACACCAAAACATACCACCAAATGTTTCAACATACGTTTCCATATCTGTTGGGTAGAATGGGACAATCCACTTACCTATCTTACTCTTACCTCCAATATATGATAATGCCATAAAATAATTTTTATCTAAATATAATTCTAATCTTGGTAGATATCAACCTTCTTAAGTTTTTTACGCGAATACTCCTTGCCGCATGGTACAACTTTTGTAATCATATTTCGTCTCACAATTTGAGCGACGTGACGTAAGTTAAGTGGTAGTATTTCCTGTTTCATACGACAAAGATATGTCAAAAAAAGTTTAAAATATATTTTTTTATTCGGGATATTCTATTTATATTTGTATTCAAGTTAAACGAATGGGGTCAACTTAATAACCCAACCAAATCATTAAGTCGGAATTGAACCCCGGTGTGTTCAAAGGCAAAAGCCTCAACCGTTAGGTGAAAAAGAT